TTGTTGATGTCCATATGCTCCTCCTCCCAGTCCGGCATCTGCGGGCAGGTCTTTCCCGCCCGCAGCATTGCGGTTGTATATCGTCCGTGGTCGTCCCATTGCAGGTGCGGGTAGTCCACAAAGCTCTTCCAGTCGCCGCCCCACGAAAAGCCGAGTCCCTTTGCGATGATCGCGACGTTGCGGAAGAACGCGGGATCTTCGTACTCGTGCCCCTTGCGGTTCTCGCAAAAGTCGATTGCAAACCCCTTACCGTGAAACGTGGTCGTCCGGCTGTTGGTGACAATGCTGCCCGGGCGCGACCGCCCTTGCTCGTACAGGTACGCCTGATACTCGTTGTCGCGCTTCGTCTGCGTGATAAGCACGTTCAAACCCTGATCGCGGCACAGAGAGAGCAGCGTCTCCACGTTCGTCCGCACGTCGGCGCGAAGGTCCGCGAGGTCACGGCTGTTCAGCATCTTCCCTGTCCTCCGCCCGCTTCTCGGCCTGCGTGCCGAAGTAGAACGAGATCACCACCGTGAACACGGTCAGGAAATCCGTTCCGCTCACCGCGCCGCTGACGGCCAAGTATGAAAACACCCCCGTCAGCAGGATCGTGACAATGCTTTTGACCGATACCAGCCTGTCAAATACCTTACTCATGTTCTGCGCTCCTTTCCAAATCGTCAATGCGGCGCGTCGCCTCGCGCATCCGCTCGTCCTGCACAAGATTGTGCTTCTCCAGATCGCCGATCCGCTGTGAAAGCGCCATAAATTGCGCCCCGTGGTCGTCCATCTTCTTTTCCAGCTGCTCTAATCGGTACTGCGTCAGCTTCTGGCTGACGAAAATGCCAAGCAGCGAGCCGACCGCGCTTCCGGCAAGCCCGATCAGCGCCACAATAACCCCTTCGCTCATGCCTCCGCCTCCTCAATCGGTTCGTCCGTTTCCTCGTAGCTATACCGGCAAGGCATCACGTCAACAGCGGCCGTTTTCGATCAGTTCGCTTTGTAACATGCTGCCTCCTTAATACTCGACGTAGGTGTAGGTGCTGCTGCTGGGGTAGTTGGTCGCGCCGGTGTACGCCGAAAGCGTGCCGCTGGGAACGTAGATGATGCAGTCGGTGGGTACGTTTTCCCATGCGTTGCTGCTGGAAACAGTTGGCGGCGTAGTAGGTTCAAACTTGATATAACCAAGTCCGTAGCAGTAGGCGAACGCAGAGTTGCTGATGCTTGTTACGCCGCTTGGTATCATTACAGATGCGAGAGATGCGCAGTCTCGGAAAGCAGAGTTGCTGATGCTTGTTACGCCGCTTGGTATCATTACAGATGCGAGAGATGCGCAGTTTCGGAACGCAGAGCTGCCGATGCTTGTTACGCTGCTCGGTATCATTACAGATGCGAGAGATGCGCAGCCGTAGAACGCAGAGCTGCCGATGCTTGTTACGCCGCTTGGTATCATTACAGATGTGAGGGAGTAGCAGTTGTAGAACGCAGAGCCGTCGATGCTTGTTACGCCGCTTGGTATCATTACAGATGTGAGAGAGTAGCAGTAGGCGAACGCAGAGCTGCCGATGCTTGTTACGCCGCTTGGTATCATTACAGATGTGAGAGAGTATCATTACAGATGTGAGAGAGTAGCAGTCTCGGAAAGCAGAGTTGCTGATGCTTGTATTTGCGCCGATTTCTGCCTTTTGGATTGCGTTCTGATACACGCGATTCTGATCCGCCATTACGACGCTGTTCCTCCACAGCACTTGGCTCCCGTTGAAGCTGTTCCCCATCAACACCATGCTGCCGCTCACCGCAATTGCAATCACATAGTCGCCCGCCGCCGCGTAGGTGTGCTGCGTGTTGACCACGGTGGTCGTGTCGCTTCCCGTCACGGTGGATGTCTGCCCGTCGCCCCACTCAACCGTCGCCGTGCCGTTGATGGCGATACCGAGGTACGGCGCAAGCCGCCCATCCTCCAGACGAATGTAGATGCGCGTCTTGCCGTCGTCCGTGATGTACATTTGCCCAACGTCCAGTTTGCCGTAGCTTGCGACATACGCCTTTGCGTCCGAAAGGGTGTAGTTCCACCCTTGCGCCGTCAGCCCGTCATGCGTCGGATTCTTGGGCAGGGCGGAGAGACTGGCAAAGTCTGCCGCCGTGTAAGAGGCGACAATGGAGCCGTCGTAGTCGTAAAAATTGACGTCCGAGCGCCCGACGGGGCCGGAAGCCTTGCCGCCGCCGAGGGTGATGGGATTGCCGATAATGCTCATGCGCTCACCTCCGTCATCGTACATTGGAGCGTCAGCGCGACCGTCGGCGCCGCGCCGAGGGCGTAAGCCGTCAGCACCCCGTTGTTGTTGCTGATGTACAGCGCCTGCACGCCGTCGTCGATCAGCTGCTGGAGCTGCGCCGCCGTGGGCTGCAAGTCGACCTTGCTGTTCGCCGTCGCGCCGGAGACCGTCACCGTCTGCGTATACGGCCCTGTACCGCTCCACGTAGCGGAGAGGTTAACATAGACCTGTTTGGGCTTGTCCGCCTTGCCCGTCCATGCGGTCTGCTTTGCCGCCGTGACGTGGATGTCGGTGTCCGCCGCGTGTGTCGCGACCACGCTTGCCGCCGTGCCGCTTGCGTCCTGTCCCGCCCAATACTTCGCGTTGTTGTGGTACGTCTCGTCGGTCGAGGGCACGTCCGTCCCGCCCCTCTGACCGACCGCCCACGCCTCGCTGTCCTCCGCGCTGTCCTCGGCGCTTGCCGCACTGGTTGCCGCGCCGGTCGCGCTGCCGGCCGCCGCGCTCGCGCTGGTCTGCGCCGCGCTTGCGAACGTGCTTGCCTCCCCGGCTTGCGCCCGCGCCTGCTCAGAGAAGTACCGCGCGTTATCGACGTCCTCAAGCGGCGCGTCTCCGTCCGGCACGAAGGCCGCGCCGCCGAACAGCGTGTCGGTCGCGTCTGTTCTCGGCGCGAGGACGTAGGGGCCGAATACGGTGGTCCCGGTCGTTTTGGGCATCGACAGCGTGATCGCCCCATTCCCGTTTCCGTCGGACGCGGGGATGATGGCGACGGCATCCCAGTCACTCGATCCCCACCCAATGCTGCTCGTCAAGTGCATATCGTCCGTCTCGAACTGGAACTCGCCCTCCGGCGTGATGATGGCATACTTCGACCTCCGGCGTATGACATATCCGAGCGAGTGGGGGTCTGTTTCGCGGAACTGGTATTGGCAGCGCCTCCCCATGCGCGTCCCGGTCCCGCCGGTCGCCCAGCTTTGGGAAAGCGCCGCGTTTGCCGCCGCGCTCGCCGCGCTCTCCGAGGCCGCTGTCGCGCTACCGGCGGCGGCGCCTGCGCTTCCTGCCGCCGCCTGTGCCTGTGCCGTCGCCTGTGCCACAATGCCGTTGTTCTCGTCGGCGCGGGCCTGCTCCGCCGCAATGCGACTCTCCTCATTCGCGTTGCGGGTGCTCTCCGCGCTGACGCGCCCGCTTTCCGCCGTCGAGCGCCCGCTCTCGGCGCTTGCTCGCGCGTCCTCTGCGCTGACCCTCGCGCTCTCGGCATTGACGCGCAGCGTTTCGGCGCTTACCCTCGCGTTTTCTGCGGTAACGCGCCCACTCTCCGCGCTTGCTCTGGCGGTTTCCGCGCCCTCCCTCTCGGTCTCTGCGCTCACACGCAGGGCTTCAGCACCGGCGCGCGCGGTTTCTGCCGATGCCCTGCCGGCTTCTGCTGTCGCTCTGGCGGTCTCGGCTGTCGCGCGGGCAGTTTCCGCCGTGCCGCGCGCGGTCTCGTTGGTCGCGCGCGTCGCCTCTGCCGACACGCGGGCGTTTTCGTTGCTGACGCGCTCCTGCTCGTTCGCGACGCGCTCGCTTTCGGCAAGCTGCCGCGCTTCCTCGGTGCTGTCCTGTGCAAGCACGGCGGGGATCAGCGTCTCGTTGATGTAGTCCGCGATGGTCTCGCCCGCCTTGTCGAACTCCTTTTTGAGCTGCGCCGCAGTCAGTCCGCCGACGTCGTTCGGCTCGTCGTCGAGCTTCTGGATGTTTGACACGTCGTCGTCGAACGTCGGCAGCGCAACGGCGGTTACGGTTTCGACCGCGGTATTGTGTTCAAGCGTCTGTGCCATGCCTTACGCCTCCTGTCTCGGGATTTGACCCGTTTCATTGATTGCCCTCTGTAACGCGCCGTATCCCGCGCCGCCGCGCAGCGGGGGAGCGGTTGCGCTCATGTCCGTTGGCGGGGCGTTGACGTCCGGCGCGATCTGCTCCACGTTCATCATCTGCCCGCGCTCCGCCGCCTCCATGATCGCAATGAGGCTTTCGCGGTCTGTGATCTGACCGTTCGGCAGGCGGCGCAGGTACTCGCTCACGGGAATGAGCTTTTGCATGAGCAGGTTGTCAAGCGTCTGCATCGACGCGATCTCCGACCAATAGCTGCTCGCGCCCGCGTCGAGGTCGATGCTGCAAGGGATGAACTTGAGCGCGGAGAAATCGAACTGCACCGTCAGCGTGCCGCCGACCATCGTGTCGGGGTTCTTGATCTCCACCCATCGGATGCCGTAATACTCCGCCATGAACGCGCTGTAGATGCGCCCCTGTTCCTCGACGCATTGGAGGAGGTTCTGCTTCGTCAGCTCCATCGGCGTCGCCGCCGCGCGCTGCAGGGCGATGATCGCGCTGGTGTTGTCGGGGCGCGTGTCGCCGAGCGCGACGTCGCTTGCGCCGAGGAATTTTTGCGTGTAGCTGATTGCCACGTCGATAAACTGCGAAATCTGCGGGCTGATGCTGGCGGGGTCGATGATCTTCGCAACGCCGTCCACGTTGCCCGCGACGCCGATCGCCGCGCCGACCTTGGCGCTCCACTTGGACACCTTCGTCTTGTCGTAGACCACTTTCGGATAGGCGAGCGTCATGAGCGAGATCATGGACATGGCGAACAGCTTGTTGACGAAAATTTGGTTGGGGATCAGCCCCGTAATCATCGCCTGCCCGTGGTAGCAGTCCTGTACATAGTCCCAATTCATCCACACAAGCGGATATCGCTTGATCCCGATGCTCCACGTCTTGCGCACCTCGACGCTGCGTGTGCATTCGTAGCAGTTGACCTCGCCGGTGCTGTCGTCTTTCCACATGTAAAGCAGCACCGTCACCTTTTCGCCGCCGAGCTGGTCGACCTCGATGTTGCCGCTCTCCTTGTCGTCCGCCGTGATGGCGTCGATGTCGTTTCTCCCTGCGCCGTGCTCGCGGGCGTACTCTTTGGCGTCGTCGACCAGCATCCGGCGCTCAATGATAATATACGGCTGGCTCTGCACGTCGCGGTTGTTCGGGTTGCCAAACATGACTTGCGTGTTTTGCAGGATTTCCGTGCGGATCGCGCCGCGCGCCTGCTGCCCCGTTTCCACACTGTCGTCCCAATAGGAGAACATGCACCCGTCGCCGTCGACGGCGGCGTTGCGGCAGAACTCGCGGATCAGCCCGCCCATCTTGTTCTGCTCGAAGATCGCCGCGAACTGCTCGTTGAGGATATCGCTGAACACTTCCAGCAGCTCCGTCGGAACGCTCCCGCTGGACGGCAGGGGCTTGGCGTGCAGCTTGAGGTTGTCCGTGCTGACGTTCGACACGCTGAACAGGACGACGCGCTTGAGGAAGTTGAATACCGGCGTCGGCAATCCGTTGGACTTCACGCCCTCCCATTGCTTCCCGATAAAGAAATTCTCGTTGGTCTGCACGTTCTCGTAGAGGTCGATGCCCGTGTTGAACTTAAGCCCCGCCTCATACGCCGTGCTGACCTTATCGGGCGACATTTTCCCATGCTTCATTGTAATTTTTCACCCCTCATTTCACGCTGCCCGCGTAGCGGAGCTTGATATCTGTCTCGATGATCGTCGCGTTCGCCGTTGTGCTGTTACTCTCAAAGATCAGGCGGTAAAACGTCGCCTTTTTGACCTTGAGCTTAATCCGCTTGACCTGCGGCTTGCGGTTTGTTCCGAACGAAAAGTGGTTGAAGTCCATGTGCAGGAACGTTGAGAGACCGTAGGCGACGAGCTTTTTCGGATACCCGCTGCGCCGGTTGCTCTCCACCGCGACGTAAACGCGGGCGTTGCTCTGCGGCTGCATCGCGACATACAGCATCGGGCTGTACTTGAGCAGCCAGTCGCGATCAAAGTCCATCGCGCCGGTAGCGGCGTAAGCGTCAATCGGCTCGCCGTCGTCGTTGCGGTAACCGCTCGAGAAATGCACGACCCGCCCGTCGTCGCCCACGCCGTAGGTCTCGGTGTCAACCTCAATCGGCGCGGCGAACGTCAGCCCCTCGTAGATGTACCACACGTCGTTCGCGTAGTTCAGGATCAGCACCTTGCCGCCGCCCAGCATAAACCAATATTCATGTTCATGCTTGATGTTCGCCGTCTTGATCGTGGACAGCTTGACCTGCCGCAACGTGCGCGTCACGCGGTCGGAAATGCGCTTGGCATTGTTCTCGTTCGCCGTGATATAGGTCGAGTAGCCGCTGCTTTTCCATTGGTACACGCTCCCGACGTCCAGCGTCAGGGGGTTGTTCTCCAGCAGCTTCACCTGTCCGTATGCCTCGTTTCCGAACTGGCGGTTGACCGGCTGGACGTAGAACGCCGCCGTCGTCGACGCGTCGGACAGGTCGAGCGATCCGTAGGTGATAACGTAGGTGCTGTTCGGCTTGAATGCCATCATGCGGCTGTAGTGCCGGACGAGCGCCGTGATCGGCGTGTTCTTCTCGCCGACCGCCACCTCGTAGAGCCGCGGGAAGTATTCGCCGCTCGGCTCGCCGGTGTCGTAGGGGATGCCGCTGTAAATCGTGCGGTTAGACCCGTCGCCGTAGAGGAAAATACGCGTGTCCGTCGCGCCGTTGAACAGCTCGGCGAACCTCATGCCCTTTACCTCGTCGCTGTAGTCCTCGCCTTTGCTGTAAGTGACCTCGAGCGTATTGACGCCCGCGCTCGGCGCGCTGTTCATCGTGACCGCGCCCTGCGCCGTGTCCGCCGTGTATGCCGTGGTCGCCGTCCCGTTCAGCTTCACGCTGTCAATGCTTGTCAGCTCGTCCTCCGGCAGCACAAACGTCGTCGCGCTCCCGTCGGGGGAGAATAGGACGCGGCGCTTGGGCGTGAGCCGGTT